CTCCGGGAGCGTAATGTTTACCGGGAGGGGCGCGATGCGCCCCTCCCGTCTTTCTGGGTGTAATCAGCCCTAGCGACCGGCCCAGCGGACGCTTACGAAGACTCTAGGGCGAAACCTTTCGTAAGGAGGTAGTTCCCATGGGAACGACACGTTTTAGTGGCCCGATGATGTACAGCGGTGAGGGCCGCACCGTAGCAAGCGGTACTTGGTTCAAGAACCTGCCGCTTCAATTGAACCCTGATTATGTGGTTCAGTTCGATGACTTCACCGGCATTGCCGTTGACGGTACAAACGACTGGACCTATTCGCAGCTTACCAGTGGTACTGGAGCTATTCTCGCTGATGCGATTGATGGCTGGTACGAAATTGCCGGGACTGGCTCAGACAATACGGGGGCATCCCTCCAGGGCAACGAGATATGGCAGGCGCAGGCCAGCAAGAAGATATATTTTGAGACACGCATTGTTTCGACCGATGCGGATCAGATGGATATCTTCGTCGGTCTTTGTGAGAACGGTACTTTAGCCACAGGCGTTCCTTTTGGAACCAATAACCAAATTGGATTTTTGGTTGTGGATGAAGCAGCAGATATTTATGCAGTCTGTGATAGCGGGGGAACTGAGACCAAGACGGACACGGGCGTTGATTTGGCGGATGGGTCCGTTTCTGGTGGCACCATTTCCAATGATCGTCGTCTGGGGTTTGTAGTTACCGGTACAGGCAAGGTTGAGTTCTATGTCGACCGTGTCCTGAAGGTCACGACCACGGACAACATTCCCACTTCTCAGCTTACAACGTGGGTGGCTGCGGTTGCTGGTGAAGCCACTGCCAACAAGGTCGATTGTGATTATCTCTTCACAGCGGCACAGCGGCAGACTGATGGTATGACCCAGTACAGTGATCAGGTTTAGAGGTGCTTTATGGCTGCCTCTAAGAAGGACGCTGCTGCTTCAGCTAAGAAGTCTTCTAAAAAAGAACCTCTTCCTCCCAAGGATAGTGCCGCCTACAAGGCGCTCGTCCTGGCCGGGAAGGTGAAAGGTTAGTTCTTGATGAGGGGTGGGGGTGCTTTGTGCCTCCCCCTTTCTTTATAGGAGGTTCCTATGGCTGATGCTGTAAGCACAACCACAATTCAAGATGGTGAGCGGCAACTGGTTGTTCAGCTTACCAATCTTTCTGATTCAACAGGCGAAGCAAAGGTCAACAAGATCGATGTCTCCGCGCTTGCCACGGATGCGCGAGGCAACTCCTGTAATGAAGTTCGTATTCAAGAAGTCTGGGCTCAGGTCTATGGCTTTGATGGTGTCCAGCTTTGGTACGATGCAGATACGGATGTTGTCGCGTTGAACTTGGGCGTTGGCTGGACGCATCAGGATTTGAGTACTGTCGGTGGATTAAAGATGTATGGGACAAACGCTACGGGGGATGTCCTTTTGTCCACATTGGGGACTGAGGCCAGTGGAGACGCATACGAGATCGTGATCCGAGCCGTCAAGTATTACGATTGATCGGTCAATTCTTGTTGGAGACAGTGAGGAGATTGTGATGCCGACTGTTGGTAAGAAAAAGTTTCCTTATACGCCTGCGGGCTTGAGGGCTGCGGCTGCGGAGAGGGCGAAAAAAAAGAAGACGAAGACGAAGACGAAGACGAAGACGAAGACGAAAAGGTACGCCTAGATGGCAACTTCCGGCACCACTGACTTCACTCTGGATATCGTTGATATCTGTGAGGAGGCCTATGAGCGTGCCGGTCTGGAGATGCGTAGCGGCTATGACCTGAAGACGGCGAGGCGAAGTCTCGACCTGATGTCGATTGAGTGGATCAATCGTGGTCTTAACTTATGGACAATAGAAGAGGGTACGCAGGCTATCACTGCTGGTACGGCAACTTATAGCTTCCCGGCGGGGACGATAGACTTCTTGGATCAGGTTATCCGGACGGATGCGGGGGAGACCAATAATCAGGCTGATACGTCTGTAACGCGAATATCTCCCATGAGTTATTCCCAGTTGCCTAACAAGTTGCAAAAGGGAAAGCCGCTACAGATTTACATTCAGCGAATGACAAGTCCCCAGTACACGTTGTGGCCGGTGCCTGATGATGCGCAAACCTACACGCTGGTTTACTGGCGCATCAGGCGCATACAGGATGTAGGGACTGCTGGGACCAATACCTATGATGCGCCAGATCGCTGGCTTCCCGCACTTACTGCAGGGCTTGCCTATTATGTTTCCATGAAAAGGCCTGAAACTGCGCAGCGAACTCAGCTATTGAAGGCGGTTTACGATGAGCAGTTTATGTATGCCGCTGATGAAGACAGGGTAAAGGCGTCGATACAGCTTGTCCCTGGCGGGTACGGGTGGCTTTGATATGACCAATCGCGTGGTCGGGAGATATGCCCTCGGGATCTGTGATCGCAGTGGGCTGACTTACAAGTTGAAAGACCTTTATCCGCAGATTGTGGATGGTAAGGATTCAGGCTTGAGAGTTTCCCGGTCAATGCTTGATGAGGATCAGCCCCAGCTTTTTCTTGGGGAGTTCCCAATCAATGATCCGCAGACGTTGCCGTTTACAAGAACCGATACAAATGTGGTTGAGCAAAGAAGGATCGCGTGGAACTGGAACCCGGTTGGAGACAATAACGGTCTTTCGGCTTTGTATGGTTTTTCCACCCAGACCAGCATGCAGGCGACTGGTGCGGTTGGTACTGTCACGGTGTCTGTGAGTTAGTGAGGAATTGCGATGAATTATTCCACGCTGGTTCAAGCCATCAAGGATTACACTGAAGACAATGAAACCACCTTTGTTAATCAGATTGATGAGTTCATCAATCAGGCAGAGCTTCGGATTCTATTCGATATAGATCTTCCTTATTTTCGTAAAAATTCTACTGGTACGACGACGAGTTCAAATTCGTATCTTGGCAAGCCGTCCGACTTTCTGGCGTCCCATTCGTTGGCGGTGGTGAGTAGTGGGAATGTCTATTCCTATTTACTGCCAAAGGATGTTTCGTTTATGCGAGAGGCCAATCCCGATACGGATACGACGGGACAGCCAGAGCATTATGCTCATTTCGATGACTCCACGTTTATCCTCTCTCCTGTGCCGGATGCGGCTTACACGATGGAGCTTCATTATAAGTATAAGCCGACCGGGCTTTCTTCGAGTAATACCACCACTTGGCTTGGAGACAATATTCCGCAAGCCCTCTTGTACGGGTGTTTGGTGGAAGCCTACACTTTTATGAAGGGGGAGCAGGACGTTATGCAGATGTATCTGGGCCGTTATCAGGAGGCTCTTATGCAGGCCAAGATGCTTGGCGAGTATAGTGACCGGCGGGATGGTTACAGAAACGGCAATCCTGTTTTCATGTCTGCCTGATGTTTGAAGTGGAAGGAAATATTGGCTCGCCAACTGTTGTTACAAGCACGAACGGTGGTCTATCTGCTGAGCAAATTACGATGCTTTGTTGCAACAAGATTGTTCAGATAAGTGAGAATGCCGCGCCTGAGGTTAAGGAGCAGGCTCGCTTGTTCCGCTCTCGGCTGGAAAGTGTTGTGCATTCTTATGTTGTGCAGGCTCAGAAGGAAGAGAGAGACACTTGTGTGCAGATAGCTGCTGGGGGCGGCTATCCGGAATTAGCAGAATTACTCAGGAGTTTTTAAGATGGCGATCACCCAAGCGATGGCAACTACGTTCAAGAAGGAACTTTTGCTAGGCGCGCACGATTTCGATCTGTCTTCCGGGGATGCGATGAAGATTGCGTTGTATTCCAGTACGGCATCTCTCAGTGCAACAACGACTGCTTATGCCTCGACAAATGAGGTAACGAATACGGCGGGAACTGCATATACGGCTGGAGGTCTTGCTCTTACGAAAGTTGATCCCACCACAAGTGGCACGACTGCTTATGTTGATTTTGCTGACGCAACCTGGGCGACGGCGTCATTCACTGCGCGGGGTGCTCTGATCTACAACACAGCCCCTAATACAACTTCGATTTCTCTTACTAACCCAGCGATCATTGTTCTGGATTTTGGTGGTGATAAGGCGGTTTCCGCTGGCACCTTCACGGTTCAGTTCCCAACGGCAAGTGCGACGGATGCGATCATAAGGATCGCATAGAGTAGTTTGTTGTGGCCTCTGTTAGCGGGTTTGGGCGTTTAGGATACGGTGATGGGCCGTATGGACAGCCCGCACCTGTTACTGTTTCGGGGATTGCTGCCACTGGAGGTGTCGGCTCTGTTGTAATAGAGACGGCGTATTCCGTAACGGGGATTGCTGCAACAGGTGGTGTTGGTAGTGTAGTTGTTGGAATAGGGGTCCCGGTTACAGGGATTGCCGCTACCGGGGGTGTCGGCTCTGTTGTAATAGAGACGGCTTATCTTGTGACGGGGGTTGCCGCCACGGGATCAGTTGGTACGGTGGTTCTGGAGATAGGGGTTGAGATTACCGGGATTTCGGCAACAGCGTCTGTGGGGACTATAGATTGGTGGTTTATTAATGATGGTCAGACGCCAAGTTGGTCGTCTATGGATGATTCGCAAACTCCGGGGTGGTCGTCTGTTGATGGTTCACAGACCCCAGGATGGTCTGAAATAGCGGCATAGGATGAAAAAATGACAAGTACATATACTGCAAACCAGGGTGTTGAGAAGCCTGCAACCGGCGATCAGTCTGGTACTTGGGGTGGCACCGTCAATACCAATATGGACATCATCGACCGGGCCATAAGTGGCGTCGGTGCTTTAACATTGACCGGGTCAACCACGACCCTTACCACCACGGATGGTACCCTGACCGATGGTATGTATCGTGTGTTGGTGCTTGGGGATGGCGGCGATCTTGGCAGTGATAACACGATCACTATTTCTCCGAACGATCAGGACAAGGCCTATCTTGTCTATAACAATTTGTCGGCTGATCGTAGTGCGATTTTTTCGCAGGGAACTGGAGCAAACGCTACTGTTCAAAACGGAGAGACGGCCTGGATATATGCAGATGGGGGCGGCTCTGGCGCTATTGTTCGCAGCGCCATGTCCTCCGTTAAAATTGTGGATCAAGACGGTGATACACAAATACAGGTAGAAGAAGGCGGCGATGATGACGACACCATTCGCTTTGACTTAGCGGGTGCTGAAGATTTCACGATGTCTGCGAACTCGCTCAATGTTTTGACCGGGTCTGTTATTGCGCTTCCTGACGCTACGGTTGGCGCTCCAGCACTTACTAATACTGGCGATTTAAATTCTGGAATCTATTTCCCAGCCGCTGACACCGTTGGTGTGACGGCGGGGGGAACTGAAAGATGGAGGTTTGGGTCCAACGAACTAGCCGGTGAGAATCTTATTATTAATGGGGATCTACTTGTCGTGCAAAGGGGAGTTAGCTTTACCGGCGTTGATCCTGCTGATGGCGATTACAGTCTAGATCGTTGGTTTACTATCGCTGGATACGGCACACCGGCAGACCGATACACGATCTCTCAAGTTGCCACATCGGCAGGTGCGTTGTTAGCCGGATTCGCCAAATGCATCCGCGCCGAGACCACGACTGCAGAAACTAGTCCGCACGCCAACCGATACAGTGCGCCAATTAGCCAACGGGTTGAACTGCAAACTGCTCTGCAGCTTGGATACGGGGCGGCGGGTGCTAAATCAGTGACGGTTTCGTTTTGGGCTCGGTCTTCTCAAACCGGAGCGCATGGGATCGCGCTGGCCATGAATAACGGTTCAGCAACGAATCCGCAGAGCTATTCCGTTTCGAGCGCCGATACGTGGGAGTATTTTTCTGGAATCACTTTCAGTGGCAATACCAGCGCTGCAATCTCCACCGGATACGGCTTGCAGTTGATGTTTTTGACGCAGCTAGGCACGACAGCGGATAGCGGCAGTCAAGACACGTGGGGAAATTATCCGGGGTATACAAGTGTCGCAGATATTGCCGGAGCTACGAGTCGATACCTCGAAATCACCGGAGTACAACTTACTGTCGGAGCGTCAGGAACGGATTTTAAGTTCGAAGACTACAGCACGACCTTAGCTAAGTGCCTTCGCTACTATGAGCGCATCACCGGCGATGTCGGTAGCCAAATTGTCGGTGTCGGCGTTTGTCGATCTACGACTAACTGTTCCCAAATTCCTTTTAATTTTACTGAGAAAAGAGCGATCCCAACGATATCAATCAACTCTACGTCTGCGTACGATATCATTAGTTCGAGCGCTGGCGGCGTGGCCACCACCAACCTAACCGCACAGCAGATCAGCACAAGATCGACGGCGTTGGCGGCGACGGTCGCGAGTGGGCTGACAGATGGTCGTCCAGGCGCTCTGGACATGGACTCAGCGGAATTTATCGAAATTAGTGCGGAGCTATGAGATGAGATATTCCAATCCAGAACATACGATAATCCAAGACGGAAATAGTCACATTCCAACCGATCTCAACAATACTGATTTTGCTGATATTCTCGCATCGGGTGTTGAGATTGATGACTACGTTGCCCCGGAGAAAACGTGGGCCGAGATCCGAGGCGAGCGCGATGCGCTGCTCCACGACAGCGACTGGATGGCAATGGCGGATCGCACAATAACCGAAGCTCAATCCTCATACCGCCAAGCTCTGCGCGATATCCCACAAGATTTTGCTGATCCTGCTGCGGTCGTCTGGCCGACGCCGCCTGATGGCTAGAGATGTTTCGCGCTGCGGTATTCGTGGCGACTTTTCTGGTTGCCGCTCCAGCGACTGCGGCGATGCAGTGTATGCATTCGAAGCACTTAATCACCGCTCTGCAATCTCAGGGAGAACAACTGAGGTGGCGAGGAATATCAAGGGGTAGCTTAGTGATGCTGCTTGTACATCCGACGACAAATAAATGGACGGTGGTCGCGACAAATCCGAGGGCTATTTCATGCATCATAGCTTTTGGAGGAGAGGCCGAGATGGTAGTGCAGACAGTTCCGATAGCGCCTCAAACGCATGACAGATGATTCCTCCAGGCGCGATTCCGAATCCGCGCATATCCGAATTGATGAACTCTTACTGGTAGTGACAAAGCATACCGCCTCGTGTTCGATGGAAGGCAAGGCCCAGAACGCCCGCCTCGCTCGACTGGAGCGAATCCTTATATCTTCCGCTACGTTCACGATTGCACTGTTGGTGGCGTTACTGTTCCGATGATTAATTATGATCCATTATGACTGTTGCCCAATTAACAAAACTGATCGAGGCAGTGGGAATACCTGCCGCTACGGCGGCGGCAATGGGGTTCCTTCTTTGGAAGTTGCTCCAGTACATTCTCAAAGATCTTCGTAGTGATATGGAGGATCACGATGAGCAATTGCAGACATCGCTAAAGAAAGTGACGACGATTTTGATCCAACAGGTGGATCGGATTCGGGTGCTTGAGAGAAATATATACCGCTATCAAGACGCGACATCGGTCAAGTTGGGGCTGTCCCCGCCCGTATACGATATAACAAGGAAGGAACGATATGATGAGGCGCAGCAAGTGCTTCGGGATGTCGGAAAAATCAATGGGGATGGGGGATGATTGGCCCTTGGCAAGAGACTATTGGCTGGTCAATTCTTGGGCGGTATCGGTGAGGCGTTCCCGATTTCTCTTGGGCTAGTGTGATCTGAAGGTGGGTGGAAGATATGCCTCTTCAAAAGATTGTATTCCCGCCAGGGGTTTTTAGGGACCAAACGAGGTTTGCCTCCGATGGGCGTTGGTTTGATTGTGACAAGATCCGGTTCCGATCCGGATTGCCGCAAAAAATTGGCGGTTGGGAGAGGTACAGCAATGATACTACCGATGGGCAGATTAGATTTCTGCTTAACTTCATCAGCTTGGACGAGAATAACTATCTTGCTATTGGCTCTTCCGAGAGGTTCTACATTGAAGAGGGCGGCTCTTTTAATAACATCACGCCGTTGCGGAAGACTTCCAGTCTAGGGGCCAACCCCATTACTACAGGAGATGCGGGGAGCGGAGAGATAACCGTTACGGATTCTGGCCATGGGGCGGTTTTTAATGACTTTGTCACCTTCGCCGGTGCGACCACCACGGACGGTGTGACGGCTGCCCAAATAAATACCACGCATCAGATTACAGAGATTGTGAGCGTCAATGCTTACAAGGTGGTGACGGCTGGAAGCGCCTCGTCTGGCTCAACTGCTGGCGGGGGTGGTTCTGTAACTGCCGCCTATGAAATAAATGTCGGTCTTGATACTGCTGTAATCGGACAAGGATTTGGTGCTGGAACATATAGTCGTGGCACCTGGGGGTCGGCGGCAACAATATCTGCTGGAGCCGTGAACCAATTGCGCCTGTGGTCAGGCGATAACTTTGGTGAGGATTTAGTATTCAATGTAAGGAATGGTGGAGTTTATTACTGGGACGCTTCGGGTGGGACGGGAGTGCGGGCCGATGCACTGTCGGATGAGTCAGGGGCCTCTGATGCGCCGACTATTGCCGTGCAGGTTATGGTCAGTTATAACGACCGTCATGTGATTGCCTTTGGGTGCAATGACAGAGGGGCCACCGCACAGGACAAGCTGCTTATCCGGTGGTCCGATCAGGAGAATGCCGTTGATTGGACACCGACAACGGCTAATACCGCTGGCGACCTGCGTCTCAACAGTGGTTCGGAGATAGTGAAGGCGTATGACACTCGTCAAGAAATACTGGTTTGGACTGAAGAAGCCTTGTTTAGTATGCGCTTCGTTGGACCGCCGTTTACGTTTGGGCACAATGTGCTCTCAAGGAACACAACGCTCATAGCACCGAATGCTGTGGCCTCTCTTGATGGGGCGGTCTACTGGATGGGGTTGCGTGATTTCTTTGTTTACACAGGCCGTGTTCAGGAGTTGCCGTCCACGGTCAGGGATTATGTATTTGGTGACATAAATTTACTTCAGGCAGAGAAGATCCACGCGGGGACGATCAAGGATTTCGGGGAGATCGTGTGGTTCTATTGTAGTGCCGATGCGACTGAGATAGATCGTTATGTGATCTACAACTCGTTTGAGAATTGTTGGTATTTTGGGACGCTGTCGAGAACGGCGTGGCTGGATAGCTCTTCAAGGGATTACCCGATAGGAGCCAACTCCGCTGACTATAAAATCTATAACCATGAGCTAGGCTTGAATGACGGAGAGGGTACGTCCCCCACCGGGATATCGGCTTATGTGGAGAGTTCCGACTTTGAGATCGGGGAGGGCGATAGGTTCCAGTTCATAGGGCGGATTTATCCAGATATTTCTTTCTTTGGATCTACCGATCCGGCCCCTGCGGTAAATTTCTTGCTCAAGCCGAGAAACTTTCCGGGTAGTGCTTTTGGGACAAGTGACACGTCCGAGGTCGTGGGCACGAAGATGGTTGATGTTCAAGAGTTTACTGAGCAATCTTTTGTTCGAGTGCGTAGCAGGCAGGTTGCCTTCCGGGTTGAGAGTTCGGGGACGAATATTGCATGGAAGCTAGGGACCCCTCGTATTGATATCAGGCCTGACGGCAGGAAGTAGGGGTTGTGGTAGATAAGCAACTATCCCCCATTCTTCCTCTGCCGCCAGCGGTGTATGACAGAGTGTATATGGAGTCTCTTGTCCGCACGATTGAGCTTCATTTCCAGCAAGGCGCAGAGCCGGGTGATCTGCGTGCTGCGAAGATGGCCGCAACCCAGCTTCCGACAACTGGCGGGGACTTGCGGGACGGGGATATTTTTGATGATGGTGGTACGTTAAGAATTGTCCGAACCGGAGATGCTTTTAGTGGGACATCTGTAGGCACCACGGCAGTGGGTTCCGTCACTGTTTCGATATCTTGAGGGCGAGAGAATGGCTGATGAAAGTTTCAGGCGGTACGATAATGAGGGTCTAGCCGATCTTGCGGATCGTGGTCGATATGGCGACTCGATGCTGGTTCACATGGCCCCGGAAGAAGTGGCGGGCCTCGCATCCCTCACTCGCAATGGCGTTACGATCAACCCCGACACCGGTCTTCCGGAGATGTTCAGTCTCAGGAATATTCTGCCGACCATCATTGGTATTGGAGCTAATCTTATACCGGGTGTTGCGCCTTTAGGTGCAGCGGCTATTTCTGGTCTTGCGACCGGGCTCCTTTCCGAAGGCACTACATCAGAAAAGATCGGCAGAGGACTGCTTGCTGGTGTTGGCTCGTGGGGCATGGGCAAGATCGGAGGTATGCTAGGTGGTGCTGGCGCTAAGGCTGCTGGCGGTCTGCCGGGTATTCCGCCAGAGTTTGGGGCTCAGCTACTCACCCCCACTGGGGATATAGTGCCGTGGCAACAACTCCCGCCGCAAGCGCATAAGCTGCTTGGTCAGGCTGGTATCTCCAGTGCAAATTATATGCAGGCCATGGACCCTATTAAGGCTTCGTTGGTGCCACCCTCACCAGATTTGAGGCTGTTTGGTACTGGTGCCCCGTCTTACGACATACCTGCGCGACAGACGGCTGTTGGCGGTGGTCTTAATCCTCTTTTAGCGGGGCCACAGGCTGCTGATGTATATCAGAATGCACCTCTGCGTGACCGTTGGGGACTTATAAAAGGGGGTGTGGAACAGGTTGATCTGGGTAGTTGGGCTGATGCCGATCCAGGGATGATTCCCGTGGGCAGTTTTGCGACTCCTGCCGTTGCCGCCGTCACTGGTGGTCTTGGCACACTGTTCCCAGAACAGCCGTATGAGCCTCCCTCCGGGCCTTCTTACGCCTATCGAGGTCCTTATGCTCGTCCACCGCGAAGGTATAGCGCGCCCCCAGGATACATTCCGGGTGTTTCTCCAGAGCCTCGATACTTTGCAAGAGGTGGGACTGCTGGCAGGACCGTTCGTGGTGGGCTGCCAACAATCTATGCGCAGTATGGATTTGACCCCGGTGATGCAGAGGCAGGTGCGTTTGGTGCGGCGGCGGCGGCTGAAGCGGCAGAGGCGGATGCGGGAGTTGACGCTATGTTCGGCGGCCTATCTGGGCTGGTGGACACTCCATCCGTAATTACACCGTCCGAAGATCTTACGGGTAGACCTCCATGGGCAGAGGCAACTCCGTACGCCCAGAGGGCAATGACCCCTGAAATTAGTGCCAATGCAAGAGCTTTTGCAGAGCTTCACGAGAGGCCTATTCCCGAGATGGTTGGGCTTCAGACGGCAGTGGATAAAGCTCGTGCTGACGATAAGAAAGGGTTCATTCCCGGTATGTTTGATTTTACGACCCCAACAGTACAGTTCGATGAAGAGCTAGGGAGGCCCGTTGTTAATTATGATGCATTAAATATGGGCAAGGCGATTGGTACAGGTGTGGGTGCGTTGGTGGGGCTCCCCTTTGGGGGAACGATAGGAGGCGCAATGTCTCAACCATCATTTGATGTGCCGGGAATGCCGGGAGACTGGGGTCCTGAGGGTGAAGGGGGTTTTGATAACGAGGAGGAGATGCGACGCTTGGCTCGTGAGGCCGAGGCCGATATAGCCTCTGATTCCGTACCGGATACCTCGCCCACAACTGTAACTATTCCTTCTTATCAAACGTCTCAGTATCCAGGCTCTTCTTATCGTCCGGGGGTTGATCCTATGTGGCAATATTATGCCCAGGAAGGGACTGAAGGCATGACGATTGAGGAAAATATAGATGTTCAAGAGCAGGTCGAGATGCCTGCCGGTGCTGCTTCGACTGCGGGGATAATGCAGGGTGCTCCCATGGAAGTGCAGGGTGATGTGGAGGCTCGCTTGCAGGAGCGGCCAATCGAAGGGCCACAAAATCCCAGGGAGCGTGCAATTTATGATCGTGCCGTTATGGCCCTTCAGGGCAATC